AGTTAGTCATCTTTCCGGTTAACGGATGACGATAAGGTATTCTTATTGCTTCGCTTGCCCACTTTATTACAGAGTTGTTGCTATCACAGAATTGCATAAAGGTAAATTCCCAACCACTACGATATTTAGGCTTATGATTGCCGATGTATTTTTCTGGTTTCTTGGGGACAAATATACCCTGTGCGTAGTTAGCCATTATATAACAACGTTTCTTTGTATATTTGAGTTTGGTGCCGGTACAACACCTATACCGAACAATGTGCTCTTGCTTCTAATACTGTTCAAGTAATAAGTTAAAACTGCGTTAGTCTCAAATGCAGTTGACCCTTTAACATCTTCCATAACGGTTAATGCAGATTCGCCTGTCAAGTTAGCGATTCTAAAGATAATTGTAGTGAAATTTCTAGCAATTTCTTTGCTCTTTGAAATATCAAAGAAATAAGAATAAACAATATCGTATTGATTACTGTCTACTACTAAGTCAAAATTGTAGAATTTATCAAATACTCTAACAGTATTATCTAAGTTTGTTCTTGGTTGGTCTAGTGATTGTGCCATAAGCTACCTCGTTGAAGTATTTATGATAGGATTAGTCTACCTTTTTAGGACTTGACACAATGCCTTTGAATGCACCGTTGATGCTGTCAGTAGTATTCTTAATGACAGTAGATGCTGTTGTCGGGAAACCGAACAATGTATTTCTATTTGGTGTGCCTGCAAGATAGCTACTTGCTGCACCTAATGCCTCGCCTTTGGCAATTTTAAGAATGTTCTGAGGATTCTTAAATGTGTTCTTTGCTGCGCCTGCCTTTTGAATCGCACCCAAGAAGTTGCCTGATTCTAAGTCATTTAAGATGCCTCCTGCAGCATCTACTAAGCCACCTTGACCTAAGATAGTTGCATTTGACCCTGGTCTTGCGATAGGGCTCAATGTTCTATCGTAATGCGCTTCAGATCCAAATTCTTTAACTAGGTCACCTGGCTTCTTACCGTTCAATGCGCCTTCATAATATTTTACTGTTTCGTATTGAAGTGACATTTGATTTTCCATGACTCCATTGCTTTCGGCATAGTTATAAGTATCGTGACTGAAACTTTCAATCATAGGATTGATAATTCTATACAATGCAAAGCTATGTTGATTGAAGCCGTAGATATTGATTGCTTTGAAGAAAGGTGCTTTAGAAACACCCAATGACGCTGCTGTATTAGTTGCAGGAGTTTTTCCTGTTTCCCCGATGTATCCCCAATCATCGCTTCCGTTGATACTTGCATCATAAATGTTTCTATGATTCAAATCGTAACGATTACCGTAACCACCATCGCCAAAGTCACTAGTACTTAAACCAGAGTTACTGTCTTGTTGAGTAGCATCTTTGTAATAGTAGGTATAGTAGGTATACCACATTTTACGAATCAAGTTGTCGTTGTCATCATGGAAAACGATATTGATTGGATCGTATTTAATTTTTGTTTGTACAACACGTTTTCTGTTGTACTGATTCAATGTATGAACATCAAATGTATATTTAGGTAGCTGTACGTTCTTCACAGCTAGTCCAAAGTTTTGATCCTCTGGCCAACCTTTAGTAGCTCCTATCAAGTCTTTGTTTATGTCAAAGTAGACATGAAAGTTAAACTTATATTTAGGTGCATAAGCATAAGCATTAGTTACAAATGTTTTACTTGCGTGTTGATAGTCACGCAAGTATTCATTGCCAAAAAATGCTTTGCCTGTGTCTTTTAAAAGGTCTTGAAAGAATCCTGACATTAGTTATTAGCTGTTTGAACCGATACCTGTTACTGCTGTACCGCCAAGAGCACGACCAACGTTTGTACCGATACCAGAAGTCAATGGAGACTGGATAGCGTTATCAAAACGAATCTGCAATTGAATAGTTGCTGGGTCGCTTGTCTTATAATCCATGTTGTTATAGTTAACTGTCTTAATGAAGCAACCATAAAGTTCCCATGTTTCAAGTACTGTCGGAGTCAGTGTACCGTTACCACCATCAAGTACTTCGTAATTGATTTGGAACTTATAGTCTTGTCCTGTTGCGGCTGATGCTTGTTCAACAAAGTCCATTTGTTTCTGAATTTGTTGACCAACAAGTTTACTAACGTTACCACCTGCGTCATCACGCAAGTTGATAGTTGTTTCTGACCAAGCGTGTTTACCTGCTAGATACACACGTGAGTTGTAAATGTCTAGTGTTACTTCGTCAAATTGTACTTGTGGACGAGTAATGTCCATAACTTGTTTTGTTAGTTCAGTTTGTGAACCTTTGTCTACGCCAAAGTTTAAGAACAATGCTCTGAAACGATATTGTAGTTTAGGCATCAATAGACCTTGAGAGTTGGTACCATTGTCCGCTGCTACGGTCATATTGAACAGTGATTGTGAGGCTGTTGCCATATTATTTCTCCTATATATTATTTATCTTAATAACCCCCTGTTGCCAGGGGGTTATCTTTTTAGCCACCTGCTGCTAATTCGCCTGTGTTCAATACACGAACAGGGATGTAGATGAATTCAGCTGCCTTAACTGGCTCAATAGCAACGTCAATCCAAAGTTCATTTCTGTCAATACGAGCCGGTGTGTTGTTACTTTCGTCACAAACAACCAAGTAGTCATATAGACCACGTTTCGCAACTAAGTCAACAAACAATGATTGTACGACACCTGTAATTTGACCACGTGTCAATGCATCGTTAGGTTCAAATACGAACGGACGAGCAGAAACTTGTAGACGTTCACGAATGTAAGCAACTAGACGAGCTACGTTGATACGATCCAATGCACTTTGTGTGTCTTTACTGTTTTTGTTACCATAGTTCAATAGACCAACACCTGTGAAGTATGCTAGTGGGTTGATTTGGTTTGTATACAATACGTCACGAATACTCATACGATTCTTAATCGTTTGGAATTCACCTGTTGCACCATTCAAGTAACCAATATTAGTAGCATTATCAATAGTACCGCGGCGTGTGCCTGCTGGTGCTAACCAAGGATAAGCAATAGTATCGTTACGCAAGAATGTGCGCAACATCATATGGCTTGGTGGAACAACTACTTGTGCACCTGTCAAATCTGTTGTAATTCCGCTTGGATAGAAAATACCCATGTATTCATTACGTGTTACTAAACCTTCTTCACCTGAGCTTGTAGCTCCTGCTGCGTTTGTAGCCCAGTTAACTAAATCAGTTGCTTGGTCTGGTAAACGCAATGGTGTGTCACCGATAATGTACGCTGTGTTGTTGCGGTCGTTGTTCAAAGTAACCATGTCAGGTTGCAATTCTGGATAACCAGGAGTTGCAATCAAGTTAAAGAAGTTATCTTCTTCACGGATTGTTTGATTAGTACCGATAGCTGCTTTTAGAGCTTGTACAATTAAGTTACGTTGAGCCTTACGACCCATATATGCTGCACCGTTAGATTGCAATCCACTTACTGATACCCATGTGTATGAGTATGTTGGTAATTGTGTGTTTGGATACTTAGCTGCTGTAAAATAGTTAGTCTTAAACTGCTTAACGTTGTATCCTGAACGGCGTGTGTTGAATAACAACATACCTTGTGGATACATCATTGGATCCGGAGCATCTAAATCTAAGTAATCGCTTGTTAGTAATGTAGTGATACTTACTAGTGGATCACTTACTGGATCTACTGTTCCTGCATTAGCCCAACGTGCGTCTGCAAACAAGATACCATTAGCACTTGTTTGGTCACTATTGTCAATTGATACCCATTGATCCACACCGTCAACTTCTTGCCAACGACTTAACTTAGGATAGTTTTCCAAGTCACTTGAATCTAACCACAAATCACCATATGCTAACGCTGTATTGTCAGATTGGTCTGTGGGTGCTACTGGAGAAATAATTGGTCCTAACGGATCAGTTGATGGAGAGCCGCTTGATGCTGGATGACCATTGGTATCGTATGCAACTTGTCTGTAACCTTTCCAGTCACCATCTTGGTTAATCATAATGTCAACTTGGTTAGCTGTACTATAGAACCAGTTAGTTCCATTTACTGGATTAGTTGCCGGGGCGCCTTCGTTAGCGACATAACTTAACAAGTCCCAGTTACTCAACATTACTGAGTAATTTACTCTAGGTGTACCTGTATAATATGCTACTCCAGTGATTGCTCCACTGCCGCCTACTGATTGAACTGACAATTGCAAGTTGTTAGCAGTTGTTACACCACCTATAAGAGCACCTGCGATGGTAACAATATTACCTACTGCATAACCTGAGCCACCATTAGCAATAGTAAAAGTATATTCCGTACCTTCGTTAGTTACATTAAAACGGGCGCCAGATCCATCGCCGCCAGTGGATGCTGCACTAGTATTGTTATATGACATAGGATAGCCAGTTAGCATGCCTGTGTCTGTTACTGCAAAACCTAATTCAGCTAATAAGCCATTACTTTGTCCATCTACAACGTCAGTGAGATAGATGTCGCCGCCTGCTGTATGTGATAATATGATAGCACCTGTAGTCTGTGATACAGTAGCATATGAATTAGGGATGCTTTGTGCTTGCCACTGAGCCACAAATGCCTGTGCAGTTGTGCCCGTAGTAGTAATAGTATATGCCAAGTTAGTTGACGGTGCTCCCGGTACAGATACTGTAATATAAAGAGTCTTGCCAACAGAGATTGGGTATGTTGTAAAGTCTGTAACAGCACCAGTCTTAGTCATTGCACCAGTAACTGCACGTTCATAATATATGATCCCTAGATCCGGTGTGATGTTAGTACCACCAGCATTACCGACTTGAGCAAATACAGTTCCTTGAGGAATTGACTTACCACCGGTTGAATCTAAATCAGCAATTGCCTGCTGAGAAGTTTGATATTTTGATACAGGTACACTGTTCCAAGATGCTGTAGTAGATGAAAACTTTGATAGCTTCAAATCCATACCTGAACCAGCAATACTTGTTTTGATCCAAACGCTGCCTGTTGGGTGTGGTGCAACTTGACTTGATGACCATAATGGCATTCCTGAACTAGCAGCAAATACGCAATCAGGTGCATATGAAATACCAATTTTAACACCCATATCAGTTAGCGGAGTATTATTACCGTTAGCCAATGTGATATAGTTATTAACACCTGGTTCGCTATATGCAATAGACAATTTATCGTCAATAACTCTAGCTGAAAGATATGTGATGTTCAAGCTGTTGATGGCATCCTGTACATCATATACAGTATCTCCACTGCCGATTGTAATAGTGCGTTGAACACCACCATTACATGAAATAGTAAATGTATCATTTGCTGTTAACGATGGGCTAGCAACAGTACCAGTAACAGTAGGAATCGCAGCTTTCCATCCAGGAGAACCCAACTTAACCCATGTATTTTCGTATGTTTTATAGAAATATGTGCCTCGTGAATACTCACCGTCCGCACCGACTTCTCCTGGGATAATAGCATATGCTCCGATATTTCCAATAGAGTCAGAAGGGTAATCATCAACGATAGATATCGGAAGTGTAATGATTGCAGGAGCTGTATTGGTGAATTTACCAGTAGTAGCGTTGAATACATAGATACCCCAAGTAGAATTTGTAACATCTAACCAATAAGTACCGTCAGCTGGGTCACCGATAGGACGAGATAATGTACCTACTAACGAACCTAAGTCAATATCTGCTCTCAAAACGTAGCAGCGGTTTGTCGCGCCTAGTAATGAGTATGTAGCAAGTAAACCATATTCGTTTAGTTCGTAACCGTGTATACTTGTACCATTAGTCGTTTTGTAGAAGAATGGAGAACCGAACAAGTTAACTAAATCACGTTGAGAAGTGACTTGATATAATTTGTTTGCGTTTGCTGCTGTTGTGGCTGCTGCGACGCCTGTTCCTGCTGCGTTAGCTTTATTTGTTGCTGTTGCTAATACAACTAGAGGAACTGAATTTGAGGCTGCTGGAAGATACTGACTTTGGTCAATGATTGATACTTCTACGCCTGGTGATACTAGTGCCATTTTGTTTTCCTTTATGTTATGATTATGAGGGTTAACGCCCTAATTCGTATTAATATTTAGCGAAAATTTCTAAAAAGTCCCAATAAGCGTACCTTTAAAGGTTTTTGAAGATTAAATACTGTATGAGACCTATATGCAAGGAATGCAACAAAAATTTCTGTGCTGTTAACTACAAGCGTAACGAGAAAACGTACTACAGAAGTATGTGTGATGAGTGTGGTAGTAAGCATAAGAAGAAAAATAAACCACGTGTACCTTCATGGCAGGTAGCAGGCTACAAGAAAAAAGCCACATGTGATTTATGTGGCTTTAAGAGTTTGTTCCCTAGTCAGCTAACAGTGTTTCACATTGACGGTAACTTAGAAAGCAATGAGTACGTCAATCTAAGAACCATATGTCTCAATTGCGTTGAAGTAGTTAAACGCAAAAATGTGACTTGGCGTAGGGGTGACTTAGAGGTTGATTAACTTTTCAATCTGTTCGTGCAGGTCTATGATGGTTCCGTCATTTGATAGATAGTGGTCGTAGTTTAATCCTACTGAACTATACTCACTAGCATGGATCTTGTGCTTGTCTAGTACACGTTTTCCAACAGCCCATCCTGCGTTACCATTTGGTCCCTTGTTGTAGTCAACTGCTGACTGATACCATATAGGATTCTCACCCCTGATAACTCTGCAAGTTGTACCACCTACACCCTTGATTGCGTTTACTTCGTTTGAGAACCTACAGTCAGTGATAACAACGTTGTCAGTAGTCTGTCTAAGTTTGTTTTCCACTGATGCAACCCATATGTCAGTATGGAAATGATTTCTAAGAACATCTGTACCCCAGTGTTGTAATACCCATCTTGGGGTAAGTTCTGGCATAGCAAGTCGCTCACTCCACCATTCGTCAACTTCTTCTCGCCATAATCGGCTTGCTTTAGTTGTTCCTTCTAGCATTTCTCTGTCCCAGCCGAAGACTGCTGAAACTGCATCTTTTAAACTCGCGGCAAACGATACACGTTTGAATCCATGAGTTGTAACCAAGTAGTCAGCAATAGTATCTTTGCCGCTACCAATTAATCCTGTTACTCCAAGTATCATGTAAAAAGCTCCTACAGTACTTATTATACTGTAAGAGCTTCTATATAAAAAGTCTTTAGGTTAGCCGATGATCCAAGTCAAAGGTTGCGAATGGTCAACATAACGTTTCAATTCGTCAATTAATTGTTCTTGCATTGCTTTAGCCTCATTCTTTAGTGATGCACCATTCAATGTTGTGCCACCGGAAGGGCCTGCAATACTTGC